GACAATGACAATGAATGTCCGCAAGAAGCCGCTATCAGCGGAAACGGTGGCCGCGAGGAACTCCAAGCTGCGCGTGCTGGTGGATGGCGTGGAAGTGAAGCTCGTGTGGTACTTCGATACCTGCGCCGGTGTGGTTAAAAGCTACGACGTTTGCGGTAACGGAAAGATGCTCTTGAAGCATGATGCGAAGTATGATTTCGGTGGCTACCCCCGCACCAATCTTGAATTGCTTGACGATGAAATCTGGAGTAAAACCGTCCTCGGGGCGGTTACGCTCGAGGATACCATATTTTCGCCGGCCACCACCCGGCAATCTTTACATCGAAGTAATCCGGGTCCGTCTTCCCCGGCGCGACTTGGCGACCGGGCGACTTAGCCGCAATGGGACAGCGTGGTCCAGTTCGCAATCCAAACAGCCGCCGCGGGCAGGCGGAAACCCGTAAACGTCAGAAGCTTGCGGCGTTTCCGCCTCGGTCGGTCGGGCCCGGTGAATCCGTGCCGGCTTCAACGCAGGCTGGCCTACCCACCTGTGGCGAGCGCCTACCGCGGAGGGTCCGCGAGATATACCAGAACCTAGTAATCGACCTGGCTGGCGCTAAGGTGCCCATCAAACAGATCGATTCGCACGCTATTACGATGGCCGCGAGGTGCCTGGCGTCCGTGGAAGACGTCGAACGGATGGCCGGGGATGGCGATTTACAGCCGGAGCAACGAATGTCGGCGCTTCGGTTGGCCGGGCAGTTCGGCAAGGACCTGGTGCAGTGGCTGCAGCTTATCTGTGCCACGCCCGGCGCGCGGGCGCGAATCGGGTTGAGGGCACCGGCCGAAAAGAAGGCGGGCCTGCTGGCTCAGATCCGACAAGCGAAACAAAGAGGAACGCAATGATGGAAATGTACGCCCAGTTCTACCCGGCCCTTCGACGGCTCCTGCGCCTCGGAATCGCCGTCGTCGTATATCACGGACAGGACCGAAACGGCAACGTGGCGCAGGCATTCGTCACGGCAGACGAATTTCTATCGACGTTCGATAGCTCGACCTTCAACCTCGGCCAACAGCTCCAGGAACTCCAGAATCCGGCATTCCGTATCGCGGATCTGGTAGGCATGACATCGAAGGATTTCTCGGCGCTATCGGCGCAACAACTAAACGACAAACTGAAAGGGGTATCGGATTACTCAAAGGTGCCAGCCTCCATCCAGGAAGTTGACAAGACGGCTGTCCAGCGCTTCCTGCAGGCCTACCAGAACGAATTTCTATCAACGGTCGATAGCTCAACCGGAGCGCCGTAATTCTCGCCGTGGATATTGAGGGCGTATACTTCGACGCTGGCAGCGTTGGCCTGGACTTCGCATTTATTGAATCGCTCACGCTGACCAAGAGCACCGCTTCAGGCAAGCCAGAGCAGTTCCGCCTCCTGCCACCCCACCGCAGGCTCGTAGGTAACCTCATGGGCTGGCGCCGGCCGGATGGCACGCGCCTGTATAGGCGCTGCTACTTCTCGGTTGCGCGAAAGAATGCCAAGACGCAGATCGCCGCGGCGCTCGGGTTGGACCTGCTGGTGCTTGACGGCGAGGCCTCGCCCGAGATTTACATCGCAGCGAAAGATCGTGAGCAGGCTGGCTTATGCTTCCGCGCCGCAGCGGACATGGTGTATGCGCACGAAGAGCTGAACGAAGAATTGCGTGTTGTAGAGTACCTGAAAGAGATTGTGAATCCACTGAACGGCGGCAGGTTGAAGTCGCTGTCTAGTGAGGGCAAGGGCAAGCATGGCTACAACCCGAGTGCTGTTATCCTAGACGAATTCCATGTCTGGGGAAGCCCGGAGCAGGAGCTATATGACGCCCTGACATCCGGCTCGGTGGCTCGCCAGCAGCCGCTCACGATCATTATCACGACGGCCGGTATTGACGAATACACGATGTGTGGGCGTGAGTACGAATACGCCTGTCACGTGCGGGACGGAATCATTAAAGACCCGACGTACCTGCCGCTTATCTACGAACTACCCAAAGAAGCGGATTGGACGGATGAAACGCTGTGGCATCTTGCCAACCCTACGCTTGGGCGGATCGTAAGGATCGAGGCGCTACGGGAAGAGCTGGACAAGGCGCTGACGATGCCAAACGAGCAAACGAAATTCCGGCGGCTGCACTGTAATCAATGGGTGAACAGCAGTGAAACATGGATACCGCTGCCGAAGTGGGATGCCTGTAAGTGGGACGGTCAGCCGATTGCCGCGTAGGTTTCAGTGATAGGCGAAGACACACCCGCGCTAATTACTGGTGACCGTGGCGCGCTGGCGTTTCTTGATTACCTAAAGCCGTTTCCTTGCTACGGCGGCCTAGATCTTGCGGCAGTGTCGGATCTTACGGCCCTGGTACTCGCATGGCCGCTGGGTGACCGCGTTGCGGTGTACGCGTGGTACTGGATACCCGGCGATGATCTAGCGGAGCGGTCAAAGCGTGATGACGTGACGTACGGGGCATGGTCGAAGGCTGGCCACGTAGAGTTGACGCCTGGGTCGGTGACCGATTGGCGGTACGTCACGAGCCGCATAAAGCAGCTGGCGCGCGTCTTTAAGATTAGGGAAATTGGCTTCGACCGATGCGGCGCGCGCGACACTGTTGCTGATTTGATGGAGTCACGCATCGAAGTGGTTGACGTCGGGCAGGGCTTCATCTCGATGAACGCGCCCTGCAAGGCGCTGGAAGGGTTAGTGCTGTCGAAGCGCTTGATACACACCGGCCACCCGGTGCTCCGTTGGAACCTGGACTGTACAACGGTCGATCAGGACGCAGCGGGGAATATCAAGCCAGTGAAACCCAACCGCCAGAAGGGCAGTAAGCGCATCGATGGCATTGTGGCGCTGGTTATGGCGCTGTCTCGGTTGCAGGCTGCGGTCCCGAAAAAGAAGAGCGTCTATTCCACGCGCGGAGTGTTGAGTCTATGACGAAGCCGGAAGAAAGCAAACGCGACAACGGTATCGCTGAGGCGCTATTTGTTGTCGGCGGAGTCGCTTTCATTGTCGGCGTAGCTGTGATATATTGGCCAGCCGCGCTGATCATTGCTGGCGCCATACTCGTCCTGGCGGCTATGGTAATGGCGAAATAATGGGAATCCTCGGCCGAATTATCGGCGGCTTCCGTAACTTCTCGCTGGAGGACCCAGGCCAGCCGCTCCTGCCGATGAGTGTGCTGTTTGAGTCACTCGGCCTCGGGCGTTCAGACGCCGGGGTGATGATAAACGAGAAGCAGGCACTCCGTATCACTACGGCCTTTGGCTGCATCAACAATATCAGCTCCGATCTGTCGCGGCTGCCCCTGGAGATTTTCCAGACAATGCCAGGCGAGTCCTCGCGCAAGGCGACAGATCACAGCATGTACAACATCCTGCATCGGCGGCCCAACCCGCAGATGTCGAGCCAAGTGTGGCGCATGGCAATGCACGCCTCGGTGTGCAGTAACGGGAACGCTTACTCGTGGATCAAGCGTGACCGCGCGGCGCGAGTTATCTCGCTTGTACCGCTAGCGTCCTCGAAGACTTCTCCGGTTCGCGTGGTAGGTAAGTACATGTACGCCACCACGCAGACAGACAGCGGGCAGGTGGCGTACATAGATCCCGAAGACATACTGCACTTCATGGGGCTAAGTCTTGACGGGATTGTCGGGCTATCCCCGATCGGACTATGCAAGAACGCCTTCGGGCTTGCGATGGGCGCGGAAAAATTTGGCGCCCAATTTTTCGGAAATGGCGCGCGCAGCACGGGGATATTTAGTCACCCGCAAACGCTCGAACCGGAGGCTTTAGAGAACCTCAAGAAGTCGCTTCGCGAGCGGATGAACGGCGACAACGCGCTCGCCCCGCTTGTGCTTGAAGAGGGCATGAAGTGGCAGCAGTTGACTATTCCGCCGAACGAGGCGCAGTTTCTTGAAACGCGGAAGTTCCAGAAGGAAGAGATAGCGTGCCTCTACCGTATGCCGATGCACTTACTTCAGGATTTGCAGAGGTCAACGAACAACAACATCGAACACCAGGGCCTTGATTACGTGCGCTTCTGCCTCGCGCCGCGGGCCGTGAATATGGAGCAGGAGATCGACTACAAGCTACTCAGCGGGCCGTTTTTCTGCGAGCATAACCTGAACGATCTTGAGCGCGGCGACTTTGCGAGTCAGACCGCCGGATTTACGGCGCTGCGCAATATCGGCGTGTACCACACCAACGACATACTGAAGGGCTTGCGGAAGAATACGATTCCCGTAGATGAGGGCGGCGAGGTGCGTACTGTGCAGGGGGCGTTTATCCCACTCACGTCACTCTTGGCGGAAGAGGATGAACCTGCGGCGCCGGAAACAGCGGACACAGACGCAGACGAAGGCGCGCCGGCGGCGTCCCTGCGGCAAAGGCAGATCGTTGCCGCGTATCGCCCGCTGTTTCGTGATGCAGTTGGGCACGCAATAAATCGGGCCGATAACATTGAGTTCGCTCGCAAGGCCTTCTGTCCGGCCGT